GCTTGCGCTTGTATACCTGATAACTTAGTAGTAGCTGTTTTATCGGCAGTGTTTATAGCATTCTTTAATGCCTGTCTTTTATTAAGTACGTCAGTTAGCTTAATAACTATGCCAGAAACAGTAGTACCAGCAGCTAATACTGAATTAGTAGTTAAATTAGCATCTGCTATAAAAACTGGTAATACCCAAGGTAGTGTTGCTACATTGCTAATTGTCCAAGCAGAGTTATTATTAAGTAATAAAGAAAAGGCTTCAAAACTAGCTATATATACATTATCAGCATCAGTGCTAGCTGTAGAACTTCTTAAGCCTAAGTCTACAAACCTTTGTACTAGAACAGAACCTTCGTCTACTAAGTTAATCCAGTCAGAGCGTAATTGCTTCTTATCAGTTATAGATATTATACCATTACTTGTTAGTTTAGTAACGTAGCTATTTGCTGTATTAACATTTGTAGAGATAGTAGAAGCTAATACTCCGTTAACATATGAAGTATCCAAAGATGTATTTGCACTAGTGACATCTGCATTGTTAGCTGGTTTACCTGTTCCAGCTACTTGACTACCCCAATCTGCTTTATCTAAGGAAGAAAGTACACCTGCACTTCCTCCTATACTATAAGCAGAAAAAGTAGTTTGAGAAGCTAGAGCTTTACCGACGTAACAGTTAGTAGTAAATACCCAACTATCATTACTACCATTAAAGGTAGGTTCTTTGCGTATAATTAATCTAGCATAACTAGCTGTAGCTTGTGCAGTGCTAAAGCCGCCTAGCTGTTTCCAGGTAGCTAGGTTTTTACCACCACCATTAGTTACAGTGGTAGTATCAGTTGTTGGATTACTACCTCTACCTAAGAATGTGCCCAAACTGTCATAGTAGTTAAGCAAAACAGAAACTCCACATCTATGATTGGCTATCATAGCAAAGTGTTCATACCTACTACCACCTTCTACAGGAAATGAGGGTGAAGATAGTTCAGCCCATCTACCTGATACATAGCCTTGAGGGTCATATAGACCACTTGCATTACCATTAGTTGGAAAGTACCCTGGTTGGTTAACAACTAGCTGTAACTGAGTACCTCCAACTTGCCAACCTACTAAACTAGCATGAGCAAACTCACTATTAGGAACTAGATTACTAGATAAACCTATATTTAGGTTACTAATATCAGCTCCAACTGTTGCTTGCGCTTGTATACCTGATAACTTAGTAGTAGCTGTTTTATCGGCAGTGTTTATAGCATTCTTTAATGCCTGTCTTTTATTAAGTACGTCAGTTAGCTTAATAACTATGCCAGAAACAGTAGTACCAGCAGCTAATACTGAATTAGTAGTTAAATTAGCATCTGCTATAAAAACTGGTAATACCCAAGGTAGTGTTGCTACATTGCTAATTGTCCAAGCAGAGTTATTATTAAGTAATAAAGAAAAGGCTTCAAAACTAGCTATATATACATTATCAGCATCAGTGCTAGCTGTAGAACTTCTTAAGCCTAAGTCTACAAACCTTTGTACTAGAACAGAACCTTCGTCTACTAAGTTAATCCAGTCAGAGCGTAATTGCTTCTTATCAGTTATAGATATTATACCATTACTTGTTAGTTTAGTAACATAGCTATTTGCTGTATTAACATTTGCAGTGATAGCAAAATTAATAGCTAATCTAGCGTCAAATAATGCCCTTATTAGAGTACGAAATGCATCTAGTGTTTCACCTGGTGCTAGTTGTATATCAACAAAAGAAGGGTTATCTACTATATACGTAGGTATATTTGGGTAGTCGACTGCGAAGTCCCAAGTAACTCCCCCATTAAGATATGTTGATAGTGCATTAAATGCAGCAATATAAATACCTTCGTCACTAGAGGTACTATAGGTTATACCCATTGGTACGAGACCTTGTATTTCTTCAGCTAAGTCTAACCACTGAAGACGCATCTGTGTAACTTCATATAATGATATTATTGAGTCATCTACTATACGGGCAACATATGCACCAGCTGATATCTTATTGTTTCTATGGAGTACTATATTAGCAGATAAAGCATATTGCGCAGTAAGTAAAGACTCTATTAAACCCCTGAATACTGGTAGTGTTTCTCCAGTAGGTAGTGTTACTTCAATATATTGCTGAGTATCATTAATATGATATGGGGGTACTGGTGTACTAGAATATACCCATGCTACCCCATTATTTAAATATGTAGACATTGCTACAAAAGCATTTAAATAGGTGGTAGTGTCTATAGTAGGATATTCAGCAGCTTCATCTAATAGGTTTACTAGTATTGTATGTTGGGATAACCAATCTGCGCGTATTGCTGCTTTTTCAGTTACTGTTATTACGCCATCAGCTGTAAGTGAACTTACATATAGGAAACTATCAGACGCCTCACCTATAGCAACTGCAAATTTTCCACCGTCTATAGTTACAGCTACCTCAGCTGACCAATTTAGGTCAGTATCACCAAATGTATCAGTTAACGCAAACCTGGCATAATATGTTACAGTATTTGGGGGAACTACAGTATCTGGAACTGGAATAGTTAGTCCAGATACAGCTGCCCCAACTGGATATCTACCATGCCATGTATCCTTAGTAGGGATAAATCCAGTAGCCCCCGTTGCTACAACTATATCTACTGCATCCTGAATATTAACTAATGGGTCAAGTGTTAATAACATATTATAGTTATCACCTACTATATTACCTATAGGAGAAGCTATTGCAGGGTTAGTAAATGTAACAGTGGCTGCTGTAGAAAGCCCTCCACCTTGATCTCGACTATAAAATTTAAGGGTTAAAGTACGTTGTGGTACTCCATTAAATAACCCCCTATTCATGTCTAGTGTTAGTACACCTCTACCAGATAAGTCATGTTCAGGCTGTATTGTGTACTCAGCTAGTGCAGTAGTTAAGTCTTTCGACATTACAACTACTATATAGTCTTTTATGGCATCAGATGATGTTACATTCTCTGCTGGTGCAGCAAATGTAACCTTTAAGTCTGTACTAGTAAATATAGTGCCAGTAGTCCCATCTACAACTATATTAGTTGGAGGAGCAAGCAAGGAGGATCCGACTACTACCTTATACAGGTATACTAGTGACACTTTGCTGGATATAGCTCCAGAAATTGGGTTAACAGATGCGACTGCTATTGTATATATACCTGGTGCGTCTACAACAATTTCAAAATATGTAGCCCCATTAGTCTTTGCACTAAATACCTCACCGCGTGCATTATACCAAAACACCTTGTATGTTGGTAAAAATGGTACTTCTGGTGCAACCCAGGATACTTCTAGTACTGTTCTGCTAGTAACACCATCATTGGTGCTGTGCTCTTTTACATCTAGACTCCTAACGGGTGGGCTGCCAAAGTCAGAGCTTGGTAGGAAGTCCTGAGCAGGTCTAACTAATAGTCCGGACTCTGTAACATTATCAATATACGCATACTTGAGCTCTGAATGCTCTACTGCTGTAATTGTGTGCTCTGAGCCATCTACCTCTACCTTTATTATTTTGTATGTCTGTGCGCTTACATTGCCAGAAAGCATAAACGTAGAGTTATCAGCAGCTAATATAGTGCCTGTAATGCTCATTGTAGTACCTACTAGAGATAGTACAGTGGCCTCTATAATACTCCCATCAGCTGCGGAGACATAAGATACGGTATAGACCTCTGGCCCTAGTGTAAGACTTCTATCAATCTCCAGTATACCAGGCTTGCTGGATGATACTACACCAGCCTGTGTGTCTATCTGGTTATCATTATCATATATGTTTATTAGCTCGCCTGGGTGATACACTATACCAGCAAATAGGTTCTTAAAGGTAACAACCTTAGTAGATATAGCACTATTCCATAATACTGATCTAGCCTTTCTTAGAGCCTGGGCCTCAGTATAACAACCAATTAGTACGACATCAATAACCTGAAGACCAAATCTAGTTATAAGTTGGTCATTTGATACAGTTGCAGTATTAGTTTTACCTAATAAGAATCTATCATTAAATGTTACATTTACTAAGTTGTACCTATCTTCTAATGGTGTGGAACTATATGCAAATTTTCCATCTATTACTGAGGCATTAGTGGCTTGATGCTTTATGCTACTACCAGCTGCATCATATATAAGGGATAGCTGACCAAACTCGTTAGCCCCTAGAGTAGCGTGGCATAAGTTTAATATAGTCTGAAGGAATGTGTGTATATCTTGTCTAGCTATAAACTGGTTGTGTATCTCATATCTGTACTGTGTTCCACCAAAACCATCGTCTACTAGATTGTCTGCATATACTGAAAAGTTATAGAATGAACTAATATCTATATCAGCAGCTGGTATCCCAATACCATAATCTGGATTCCTTAGTATATTATATAGATGCCATGCTGGATTTGGTGTATTATGGTATAGTAGCTCAGTTAGTTTCCCATCCCATGTACCAGTATACGTGTGCGCAATAGCATCATAATTACTAGGTACACGTACCTTCATACCTTTGGCTACTATAACTATCTCTGGAACTCTACCACCAAATTGTTTAGCATCCCTAATAGTTATAGCAACTAGTGCAGTATTTGGGTAGTTAAGTGGTGCCCCTGCCTCAGTTACACCACTGTATAGTGCCTGTGATACAGACCAATTAATTTGTGAAAAATAGGTATGGTTTGGGTTATTTGCTATGGCTACTGTATCATCATCAGTATCACGTACTATCTGTATTTCCCATGCACTTGTAGCTACACCAAGAGGTGCTGTAACTTCTACATCCCATGAATAGGTATTTGTAGCCTTTCCAGCCTTAGTAAAGCTACGAAATTTAGTAAATATAGCTGATGGGTTAGGTCTAGTATATACAGTATAACCTACTTTGTACTCTAACCTGTCCCCCTTATCTGTAACGTGAAGTAGTGATGATAGAGATAGCGTAACCCTACATGCAAATGCATCAGAAGGGACTGCTACTGTTATAGGCTTACCATTATCTAATGGTGCTGGGCTGAATGCAGATATTGGTGCTATAGACCCAATGAATCCGGGTATTTCAGTCTGTGTAGGGGTTCCTGTACGTATCTCATAGTGGGCATCATAGTTCTTTATTGATACCTGATTAAGTAGTATATCTGATATACTATCTATTTCTCCCTCTGATACTGCTAGGAGCACTCTTATTGTTTGCTGACTATTTAACGTATCGTCTAAATTGGTAGGTCGCTGTCCTGCGCCCCCCTTACCACCTGCCCCTACTATACTATTTCCCATTTAGAACACCTGTTTTTTATATAAAATATTAAAGAAGTACGTAGCGCCACCATCAGTAGTTTCACGACTAACAGTAGTACTATACCCTGAACTATTAGGGCCGACCGCTTCTGTCGCTGTTACACCACCATACCCATGGCTAAGCTTAAAGTTATTAACAACCTTAATAGCAGAACTGCTAGGCCACCCTCGGCTTATTAGTACTAGAGGTTCAACTATAGCGCTAACAGTCTCTGTTACGCCATCCCAGTAGGAAAAGGTAGTTTCTACAGCAGTATACGACCCCATTGAGTAAAGAGGTATAGTAACCGGGGTAAATGTAACTGGTATATTGAACCACTCTAGTCCGTCCTCTGTATACTTATCTGCATTTACAACGTTTATTACTGTTTCTGATGTACTGAGGGAACTACTAATAAGTACCCCCCCACAAAAAGGTTCTCCACAGATCAGTGGTACAGATCCACCCTGTTCGCGCACTAACGGCGCATTGTTGTATAGGCTTGGGGAATTCTGTAGTGAGGATGCATCTCCCTTGAATGTTTGTGTGGGGGTTAGTGCCTGTATAACAGCACTTACTGCTAGTGAGAGGGCTAGGTTAAGTGCCATGGCGCCTATTGTCCAACCTATTCCTGCTAGACCTGCTGCTGGGACCATACCAGCACCAGCTATAGTACTTGCTAGAATCGCTGCTGTAAATTCACCTTCAACATCTCTGATCAGATGCAGCGTGTCATACCCTTTAAAGGATGTGTCTGCTATATCTGGGTTTAGCTCTACAGTATCTAATGTACCAGTACTATCAGTAAGGATAAAATGTAGGGTGTATTCTTTTAGATCTTCTAGCGTATCTTTTGGTAGTAATGATAACACTTCCTTTAGACAAGTACCAGCACTATTTATTTCTTCTATATCTTCTAATGTTCGTACTATTCTAACTAACATATCTTAATACCTTATTTATTCGTCCAATGAATGAGCTAAATGGGATTTGCACACTTACAGAATCTTGATGTATTACTGTATCATCATGGTAAATCCCTAGATGGTTGCGCTTACTACCGGCATTATCTAGTAGTAGTAAATCCCCATTTTTCATATCTGTTATATCAGTATGTTCTACAAACCCATACTCCTCTATATAAGAATCAAATAGCCCATCAAGCCTACGTAGCTTTGGGAACTCTATATCTTCTTTATGGTCTGGTAAGTCTATATCTAACTCATTATAATAGTAGTCTTGCACTAGGGTATAGCAATCATATACAAACCAAATAAATGGGCGTCCAACATATGCTTTTGTCCTATCTCTAGGAATCTCTAGTGTGGGGGTTACACTAATTCCATCAGTTGAAACTATTAGCCATGGGACTCCGGATTTACGCTGTCCAACAAGATCTGATATAGAGGGGGTTCTAGTATCTAGTAATTCTGGCTTTTTGTTATCTAGAATATGGCTATGTACTATCGCAATAATATCTGTTTGCTCGGCTAGAATAGTTGCACTTATCTTGAAGTTTGTTTCTGGGGCATCAGCGCTATTTTCACATGATATAAAGTCATCACTAGTTAGTATTCCACACATCTCATTGGGGAAGCACTCTTTGGCATGCTCTTTTATCTTATGTACTTGAATTGGTAGTAATGTTATCATACTTGTTTATTAACTCCTAAGCCAGGAAAATCCCTTTTTAACATTTGTCTACCCGGGAGCTTACCTCGCTCTCTATCTAAAGGTGCACGCAGTTCCCAGGTTATCCCTTCAGTAGTATGTACAGTTTTTGCGCCAATAGTGTACTTTAGAGGTGGTGCAGATATACTCCCAGCCCCCCCTAAGTATGCGGCATAGGTCTTTATGTAAGTTACACTACCCCCTATTAAGTCCTCATATAGGAAGGATAGTGAACCAAATAACTTATTAATATTACTAGTAGATACAGTAGGTCTAGCTGAAACTCCACTACCACCTCTAGATATACCCTGTATCTCTATTGGATATGGGGTATATGTATTACTAGCAAATATAATGTTTCCTGTGACGCTGTCAGTCATTGGAGTTAAGTAATATATTGACTGGGATATTCCAGGTATATTGCTAAGGTCTATAATGAATAACTCTACCTCAGCTGATACCTCGGAGCGTTGTACATGTTGTTCTAAAGTATCTGGCATAGTATCCTATCCTTGAACTTCTTCGAATTTTGCGCTTATGCTAACAATTCCTGGGGTTGGTACGGAAGATGTCCATTCAGAACATATTACTAAGTGCTGAGTAGTATCGTTTATAGGTGAGTATAGAAATGACGTTACACCTAGCCTAGAGTCAAAAAACTCTAGTATGGCATTACCTTCTGTAATTGACCTATTTACAAACGCTAATGTCCAGACTTTATTGTTTGAGTTTACCCCATCTGGTGCACGTTGACCGTACCCATCACCAAATCTAGCTTGCAGAACTCTAGGCTTGCTTTTAGTGCTAGCACCCCTATCAGGATTCCATGTAAAAAGAGTAGGCATTATCTCCCCCTGCTATATAATGCGCCGCCGGCGCGCTGTTGTTTGGCTATTTCAGCCTTTACTGCTAGGCTTATATTAGTTGCTAGTTGCTTCTGCATAACATCTCTTGTTTCCTTATCACCACCTGTAGCATTAGTTTGCGTTCCACCAGATGAGTCAACATTAATACTTATAGATATAGTATTGCTAGTAGCTGTCTTATCAGTTTTTAAGGTAACTGGGATACTGCGTCCGTCTGGTAGTGGTACGGCGGCCTCTGGTCCCGCTTCTCCGAATATAGCAGGTTTTGTAGAAATACCGCCTTTAGCATGAAATTTTAGCCCTGATAGTGAATTTGTTGCGAAGTCAGTACTACCTATATTAAAGCCTGCTACCCCATTGTCTATACCACCAGTTATTGCAGTAGAAAGACCTTCACTAGAAGTACCACCTAATAAGTCACCTATAGAGCCTATTAAGCCATTAGCTAGTGAGCCAAATAGGCTACTTGAGCCACCAGACTTACTACCTAACGCCTCTAATATGTTTAACCTAGCAGCATCTACTAACATTTGTGATACCATATCAGCCATCATATTAGTCATGCTTAGTGCAAACGACTGAAAGTTAAACTCGCCAGTCTTTAGGAAATTAGATAACTCTCCAACAAATATACTATCAGCCTGAGTGCCAACTGAGTTTATTGAGTCATTTATTGACTTCATTGCATCTAAAATATTACTAGTATCTACTTCTTTAAGTAAATCAGCCCTTAAAGCATCTAATGAAGATGTACTAGCACCTGCTATTTTAGCCTTAGTTATCTGTGCTTCAATTGCTAGCACCTTTTTTGAGCTTAACAAGTGTAGATTTAATAAAGATATTTGCTCTTTCTGCATCTCTATAGCTTGTTTAGTCTCAGCAGTAGTAGTAAGAACAGCACTAGTAGCCTGAGACTTAGTTAGTTTATTAGTTTCACTAAGTGCTGCATTATATAGCTTCTGCTGATCAGCTAGTGTAGACCTAGATCCAGACTCTGTGGTTAAGTATTTCTGTAGTAAGATTTGTGCCTGTACCTCTGCTTTAGTCTTACCTATTGATAATTCTTGTGCTTTTATAATAGCATCTAAGCCAACTACTCTCTGAGAGATACTTAGTAACGCTGAAACACTAGCTACTTCTCTATATGAGTTAAGTGCCTTCTCTGTACGATCTACCATCAATAGTGCAGTATTTAAGTTTTCAGCAGCCTGCACTTCGCCTGTTGTGCCAGTAGCGGCAATAGCTTCTTTCTTAAGTAGAATGCTAGTAGCCTTAGCATCATTCACAGCTAATTGTAACTTTAGTAACTTATCATCTTTGCTAAGACCAGACTGTGCTCTTGCTAGTGCTTGGTTAGCTAATAATGATTTATCTTCTAAGTCTAATATTAGTTTCTTATGCTTACGTATATCTACTGATGATTTTAGTATTTTTCCAAGTGTCTTACTACCAGCATCTAGTAGGTTATTATATGTTGTCTCATTTTGAAGCGTAGCCCTATTTTTCTCCAATAGTTTAGTCTTATAGTCCAAGGCTTCTTTTGAAGAAAGTATCCCCCTACTAACTAGTCCCTGTATAGTAGTTGCTACCTCTTTCTCTATTTGCGCTATTTTTGAGGTTTCTGCTGCAACAGTAGTTTTCTGGGCTGATATTCTAGCTATAGTAGCAGAGTATTCTGATACTAGGTTAGTTATATACTTATATTGAATACCTATATCTTTTATATTATTTAAGTCTATAGAATTAGCAGCATTTATACTAGTAGTCTGCTGATCTTTATTCGCCCTAGGTCCAGAATTATCTTTCACTATTTTATTAAGTGTAGCATTATCAATAGAGAGACCCTCTTTTCTAGCTTGATATAGCTTCTTAGCAGCAGCTAGTGCTGTGGACATTCCAGTACCTAGTATCTTTCCATATGATGCTTCTGCACGTATTAGCTTATTTGCTGATGCTAGGCGTTCTTTAGATATCTCTAACTGATTAACTTGCTTTGCAGTAATATTAGATAGTAGCTTTGCTTCATCTTCTAAAGCTACTTTATACTCACCAAAATAGCTGCGTAGCGCATTTCCATCAAATATATTACCACTAGCTGCAGTGAGCTTGATACCCTCTATTGCTGTATTAAATGCTGCAATAAACTCCTGCATATCAACTTTACCATTACGAAACATCTTTGATATTTCTGTATCAAGGGCTTTTACTGCCTTCAACCTATCTTTCTCAGATACTGTAGTTGCTAGTGATCCTCCATTAGCTACGCTTGAACTTGCTAATAACCTCTCTAGGCTGACTTTAGCATCAGCTCTCATCTTAGTCTCAACAGCTAAAGTTTTTGCGGTTGAAGCCCCTGCATTAACTAATCGCTCTTGAATACCAAGTGACTCGTTTTTCAGGTTATTTAGTCTTACTTGTATTGCTACTTGTGCATGCATAGATGCTGTAGCTTTTGGTAGTATTGATTCAGTAGACTTACGTAGTATCTCAGAATAATCATTTGCATAAGATAGAGCTTCTAGTTGTATCTCTTTATTTACACCTGCTGTATTCTTAGCTACCTTTAATTGTGCGTCTACTTCACGTAATGTATCCAGCATTGCATATCTAGTACCTGTTGATCCGGCTGCTACTATACCCTGTAGTTTAGACTTAAGAGCAGGATCTGATATAGTATTTACTATCTGAAATATTTTTGATTTAACTTTTTCTAGGTCTGCAGTATCTACAAAGAAGGCCTTAGTTAAGTCAGTGCGTATACCACCTATCATATCTATCTTAGAACCTAGCATGTTTAACTGAATAGTAGCTACTTGCGCGCTCTTTTCTAATCCTTCAGGAACAGTTGCTAATGTATGTGCTAGTGCGGTTGAAGACTCTGCCATAGTACGTATAGTTCCGTCTATCTCATCTAAAGACTTCTTAAATTCTCGTGTTTTCTTGCTGGAGTATCCAAGTGAGTCGGCTATTGCCTCTACACCCATAATTAGTAACTGCACACTGAACACGAACCCTGCCAACATAGGTAACGAAGATGCTAACACGGTGCCTAGCGCACGTATACCTACGCCAGCAGCCCCAACCGCTACCCCAACTGCAGCAGATGCTTGTTGTAATAATCGTAATCTAGTTGTAGCAGCTGTAGCGGCTGTACCAATTGAGTTAATCCCTGCAACTATACCTTGGGTTGCTGTTGTAGCCATTGCTGATCTAAGTGCTACTTTTAGAGCTAATGAATCAGCATGCGCTAGTACTAATGCTCTTTGTAGACGTTCAACACGTAAAGTGGCTGCATCTGACCCTTGCATTTGCTGTAATGCTTGAGACTCTATAATAGTCATCCTATTTAGTGCAGCTAGCTTGCTAGTTAAGGTGTCTATTTGAGCTATTGTTAATTTTATACCGGATCCACCGAATACGGGTATAGCTGTGCCTGCTGCTACTCGTCCTGCTTTCTTTATTGAATCAGCTAAGCTGTCAGCTATAGCTTTTCTAGCTGCAGGTGTGTGCATACCCTGTGCTACTGCAGTTGCAACTTTCGCCCCAACTGACTTACCTGCTAGTATCTGCTCTTTTACATTACCAAGTATAGAGCCTTGACCTTGTACAGAACCTAGATTAGTTGTACCTATCAGGTTAGCACCCTTAATAGCTTCAGCTCGTTGTACTCTAGTAGCTTGCGCAACCTGTCTTAGAGAATCAGCATACGCTAACGCACTAATAGAAGCATTATTAGCCCCCTTAATAGCACTATTAAACATTAGTAACATTAGTGGAGTTAATAACTCTAGGTTATCTGCAATTGCTTTAAATACTGGATTTAGGGCATTGATACTTTCAGTCATAGCTTGCAGACCTTTGTCAAATACTCCAGTAGTTAATCTAGATAATTCATTCTTTGATACTGCATCAGATAACCCACCGTACTTCTGTTCAGCCTGTGCAATTACTTCATTTGCTACAGCTTGCTGTTTTTCAAACGTAGTGAGCTGGTTAGCAGATTTACCCAATGAAGCGGCATACTTATTAGAAGCTGTTGTTAGCCTGAGTATGATACCTAATTCGTCAAGTAGTTCAGGTTCAGCTTTTACTGCCCCTCGAAACACCCTATTCATTGCATCTACTAAGTCTACACCCATAGCTCTTGAAGCATCGTTAGCTGCTTTTGTTAAGCCCTTCATGGTACTAACATCTAAGCCAGCTGATACTCCTAATGTTGCGGATTTCATAATAGTCTTGAAATCTACTGCTCCCTGCGTAATCTCTTTCATACTGTTTACTAGACCGACAATACTGGCACCAGAGCGTACACTAAACTCTTGTACGGATTCTGTTAATATCCCAAAGTTAGCAGCAGTTTGTGCTACGCGCAATAAGCTAGTGGCGGCGAACATATTAGCAGCCACTCTAGCGTATGTACTTACTAGAGCATTTGCATGAAAAGCGTTCTGCTTAAAGCCCTTTACTGCTTGTCTATTGAAGGATACCATAGAGCGATCTATTCCATCAATACTTGTTTCTAGGCGCGTAAGTCGCCCAGTTGCAGCTGATATAGTCCCTTGGTCATCAACCCGTAGGTCTAGGTCTACTGTGTTCGACATTTTTACTCTCCTGCTGGGCCTTATCAGCTCTGAACTGTACGACTGTGCTTTCTATTACTAGAATAAATCCTAGTATCTCTTGTTCTAACTCTGTTACATTAAATATCTCAAATAGGTGTTTTAATAGACTGAGATCTTTTCCAAGATATATACCATTCATTGAGTCTATACGATCAGGTAAGTGGTCATATATAATTAAGGCCTCCTGCATATCCTGCAGCAAATCCTCCTTGCCTATAAATACGGGGGGTTCATGCCCAAGCATTTCCGCAGCTTCTGCCTCAGCCTCTGCATCAATACCTAGTAAAGAGTTACTGAGGTAGGCTTTCACATCAGTAACGGCTGTTTCTACTAGGCTTTGCTGAAAGCTGCAATATCTGATGCTAACTCTGTTACTACTGACTCAAACACAGGGCTTGACTTCATTAACATTGCCGCGTTCTCTACAGTGAAAGGAAGTTCATCAGTAGCATTTACAGCTGCTAGATCAATTGGAACAATCTCAGATAAATATGCGTACTTAAAACCAGTCCAACCCTTTAGCATTTTTTCAATATATAGCTCAGTAAATATATCTTCATCCATACTCTCGTCCATAGAACGAGTCTTTTTATTATAGGTATGAGTTAAGCACTTAGACCTAATATCTAACATGTCAGTACGAGATACATAAGATAGCTCTAATACAAAACCGACAAATTCTGGGTCAGGGTATGCTACTGAGATTACGTTTTCTTTTTTTAATAGTGACTTTAAGTCCATATGTATTTTCCATTATTATATAAAAAAGCCCTAACCAGCTATAGCTGGTTAGGGCATGTTTGTCTACTGAGCTATATATGCTATATTAAGCTCATCTTTCTGACTAATATCTTGCCCTAGTCCCGTGAAGCTAATGTCAGTAGAAATTACATCAGCTACCTTAATACTAGGTATTACTAGATGGGCATGGTTTAGTTTAAAAACAGCCCTAGGGGTATTTGCTGCTCCTCCAGCTGCGATGGTAACAGTAAAGTCTTGTGTAATAACATTAGTTGCAGCGACAAGGTCAGCTAGTAGCTGTGCTGAACTTGTGGTGCCTGTTTTTAAATACGCTGTTACTGACCCGCTGATGGAACGTGCACCAGTGAAGCTACCAATAGGCCTATTTACAGTACCCAACTCTGCAGGGGTCAAGAAAGAAATGTTATTCTCTACCAGCAGGTTACCGCCTGTAATAGGTATAA